GCGCCACCGTACCGGAAAAATCCTCCTGCATTTCCAGCACGCTGTCGGCCATGGTGTCGATCCCGTGGCGCAGGTTCAATTCCGTTTCCCCGGTGTAGGTGCGCACCGTGTGGATCACGCGAAAAAAGCCCGCGCTGCCCCGGGGTGTAAATATCTCCATCCACTGGTGCATGGCGGGCTGTGTGTCCCGGGGCAACAGGGCCATGGTGGCCTGGGATACCCCGGGGCTTGTCAGCGTCAGGCTCAGGGCCGTGGGGTGCATCCGCTCCACTTCCTGCAGCTGGTTATCCAGCAGCCGCGGCATGCGCACGCTCATACATACAGCCCCCTTGTCTTAAATATACAATCGCATTCTGTGTCCGCTTGGTAGGTAATGGTGTTGTACAGCCCGGGCGTCGCCAGCAGCCGGTCGCTGCTCTGGGCGCTGCGGCACCGCAGCTTTCCGTTGCCGCCCGCCGTGATGGCCAGGTGTCCCCGGCTGTCGTAGCCGATCACCAGCGGCGTGCCCTGAGGCACGTTCAGCCCGGAAAGGGCAAATGCGGTGCCCTCGCAGGTGATCTCCAGCTCGTCCAGCGTGCCCCCGGTGGGCGTGATCTCCGCCTCCAGGGGCAGCTTGTCCGCCGTGCCCGTGGGCCGCAGGGCAACGGCCCCGCTCTCCCCGCTGTCGGTCACGGTGACGTATGTATCGTCCTGCCAATAGGGCGGCGCAATGGCCGCAAATTCCGCCCGCAGCACGGTGGTATAGCTGCGGGTTTCGCCCAGGGCCGGCCGCTTGGTGCAGATCACGTTCAGGTGCTGCCCCGGGTGGTCGCTCAGCCGCAGCACCCCGTCCTGCGCCCAGGCCGCGGCCTCCTGCTGCATGGCCGCCCGGGCGGGCAGGTCAAACAGCTCCGCCAGGGCAAATTCCACCGCCACCGTCAGCCGGGTGCGGCGGCGCTCCACCAGCGTTAGCCCGTCGCCCAGGGCGTGGTCCGCGGTGGTCAGGTCCGTCTCGGCGGCCTCCTGCTGCACCTGCTGGATCAGCGCCCGGGGCACGGCGTCCGTCAGCGCCACGCCGTTGATGTAGGCCTCTATGTGTCTTGGCATACTCCCTCCTTATCTGTCCAGCATCTGCATGCCCAGGGCGTTGTTCACCACCGGGGCCACCGCCGTGCCCACAATCTTTTTGTCCATGATCAGGTCCACGTTGATGCTGCTGCGGCTGCTCCCGTAGCCCTGCCCCATGGCAAAGCTGGGGCTGAAGCCCGAAAACACGGGCAGCGACGCGGTGGCCGCCGCTACCTGGCTCAGCATGTTATTGATCACGCCGATCACCTGGTTGGCCATGTGCTGGGCTGCGTCCACGGCGGCCCCCTCGTTCTGGGCGATGCCGGCGGCCATGCGGTTGGCTGCGTCCTGGCCCACGGTCTCCAGGTAGCTCATTTCCTCTTCCGCTTCCTCCACGGTCTGCTGGGCCATGGCTTCGGCGGCCGCCACCGCGGCCTGGGTATTGTCCTCCATTCCCTGGGCGTAGCTCTGGGCGGTTTCCTCGCCCTTGCCCTTGCTTTCCTCCGCCAGTTCGGTCAGCGCCGGTATCACTTTTTGAGTGGCCAAATCGTACCATGCCATGGCGTTGTAGGAGTTGGTGTCCTCTACGCTTGGGAAAATATCAGGAAGCAAATTTCTGTATTTTTCCGCAGCTTCCACGATGCCTTCCACCGTGCCGCCTTCCGCTTGCTGTTGTATGCCCTCCTCAAAGGCCGCCAGGGCTTCGGCGTACAGGTTGCCGCCACTTTCCTGGGCCTCTTCCAGCACCTGCTCGATACGCCCGCTTTCACGCAGGCGGTTGTATTCCCCGTAGTTACGCTCCACCGATTGCTTATCCAGCACAGCGCCCAGCACTGCCGTGCCTGCGCCCAGGGCCAGGTAAGGAGCTGCTGCGCTCAGTACCGGGGTCACCTTGCCGGCGGCTCTGGAAATAAAGCTGCCGCCCGTGCCGCTCGCCGCCTGTGCCGCGCCGCCGGCTGCCGCGCTCCCGGCCGCCTCCGCCGCTGCGGACGCGCCGCTGCCAAAAACGGCTTGCAGCTTGCTCAGCGGCGTTTTGTTCAGCAGGTGCATAAATTTCATCACGGGCGGGGCCACGTTCAGCCCCACCCAGGCCGCGCCCAGGCCCAGCATGATGCCCTTCACGGTTTCTCCGTGCTCGCTGATCCAGGTCAGCGCGTCGGTGAAGGTGTTCACCGCGCCCGCGGCTCCCTCCGCAATGGCCTGGAAGGTGCCCTGCCCGTTGTCCTCCCCCAGGAAGGATTTCACCAGGCCGCTCAGCGCGTCGTTCAGCGCGCTCAGGGCCGCCTGGCCCTCCACGCTCTGGGTAAACTCGTTGAATCCCTGCACGGCTTTGCTCATGGCGTCCGCCACGGTTTGGAAAGTGGGCGCAAGCGCCGCCAGGGTATCGTATTTGGCCTTTTGCAAAACAGCGTTCAGCTGCTCCTGCGTGTCGTTCAGCTGGGCCAGTGCCGCCACCTGTTCCTCGCTCACCACGGCTATTTCGCGGCCTTCTTCCGCATACCGTTTGTAGGCCGCGCTGCCCGCCTGGATCAGGGGGTTCAGGGTGTTGTAGTGGCTGCCCAGCAGCTTCTGGGCAAGGATGCCTTGCTTCGTGGCGTCCTCAATGTTGTGCAGGGCGTCCACGGTATCCCAGAATACGTCCGTCGCGTCCCGGACGCTGCCGTCCGCGTTTCGGGTGGATACGCTCAGCTCGTTAAATACCTTTGCCGTTTCTTCGGAGCTGGAGCCCAGGTCGCTCTCCATTTTCCGGATGGACTTAGAAATATCATCGACGGAGCTGTCGATGAACCGGCTGGCATACTGCCAGCTCTGGTAGGTTTCCACGTCCATCTTTGCCGCCGAAGCGGCGGTGGAAAGGTCGTCGGCCCATTTTCCCGCGTCGGTCTCTATATCCCATATGGCGCGGCCTGCCTGGGCTGCGGCGCGGACGATGCTGTTCAGCCGATCCCGCATGTCCTCCACGATCTTCAGCGTGTTTGCAAATCGTACTTCTTTATCGATGCTGTCCAGCTTGTCGTCAAATTCACCGGTGGCCTTGTCTGCATCCTTCATCCCGGTTTCCACGCCGGAAAGCTCGGTCTGCATCGTGGTCAGGCTGGTGTTGGCATCGTTCAGGCGCTTTACCCAGTTTTGATAGGTTCTGTCGGTAGGGTCAACGCCCTTGTTTTTCATCGACTTTACAGCTTCCTCAGCCGCGGCCACGGCCTTTTGCTGCTCGCTGATCTTGTCTTTCAGGATCCGCGCCTGCTCCGCCGCATAGGCCTGGGCGTCTCCGGTCTGCTCAAACTGGGCTTTGGCCAGCTTCTGCTCGCTGTCCAGCACCTTCAGGGCGTTGGCGGCGTCGGTCATCGCCTTTCTGTATTCGCCCTCGCCTTCCAATTTGAACCGGGTCGTAATCTCCCGTTTTGCGGCCATGCGGTTTCACCTCGCTCAGTCGTAGATTTTGTTTTTGGTCCTTTTGATCCCGTGCTCCTGATCGTCATAGGCCAGGCGCATAAAATACAGGTCCAGTATTTGCCCGGGCGGCATGCGCCGCATCTCGGTATAGCTCAGCCCGGCGGTCAGCCCGTAATGGATCACCCGCCGGGTGGTTATTCGTCTTTTTTTTTCATGGATTCCAGCACCACGTCCACTTCGCCCTCTTCGTCCTCGCTCTCCAGGGCGATGCCGTTGCTCACCGCGTCCAGCACCGCCACCTGCAATCGGGCGATCCGAGCCGGGCTGGGCGTGATATGCGCGCCGATCCATTCCCGGTTCACGTCCAGCTTTCTTCCCTCCAGGTATTCCCCTTGCTGGGCCATGCAGTAGATCAGGTCGCCCAGTCCCCGGGGCGTCTTGTGGTAGGTGGTCACCTTGTTCAGGTCAAAATCCGGTATCCGCTCCTGCAGCGCCGCCATGGCGTCCAAGGTGAAAGCCATGGCCAGGGTTTTGCCGCCGATTTTGATGGGGGTGGTTTTCATGCTCTCGCTCCTTTAATAGGGGCAGGGCGCTGCCGCCCTGCCCCGGTCAGTCAGGGATTCGTCACGGCGGGGGTGGTGCCGGTAATGCCCGCCTTGGTGTTCAGCCAGGTCAGCGCCGCGGCCTCGGTGGTAAAGTTGCGGATGGCCCGGAAGGTCGGGTCGTCCCCGTTGTCCACCTGGGTGGCCATGCAGCGGCCCACCACGGTGGGCGTCTGCCAGGTGATGCTCTCGTTCTTGGTGGCTCCGCTCTCGCTGTCCTTGCCCAGCACCAGGCGATAGATCCAGATGCCCTGGAAGGTGGTGGCTCCGTTCATGCGCCGCACGCGAATGTAGCCCAGGCCGCATTCGTGGGGGCTGCCGCCGGTCTCCAGGTAGGTGGTTACAGCGTCGGTTCCGGTGCCCTCCGTCACCTCCTTCAGCAGGCCCACGTAGGCCTGCACGTCCTCGGGAATATCCGTGATCCCCAGGGTCAGCTGCATGGCGGTAATGCTGTTGTCGTCCTCCACCACGTGGTCGTCCCCGTACAGGGGGTTATTGTTGCGGGTGATGGCCAGGTCGGCCTGGATGGCCTCGCCGATCACCATGCCCGCCGTATACGTGGGCTCCTGGCCCTTGGTATGGCTTTGCACCTTCGCCACCACGGGGTGGCGCAGTCCGATGAATGCCAATGGCTTCTCCTCCTTTCAATGGAAAGCGCCCGCGGCTTTCGCCCGGGCGCATGGTCAGGTTTGGTCAAATTCGGAAAAAATACGAATTTCATCCGCGCTGTTTTTTCAGCCCGGACTTCCCTTTGCCTTTCAGTTGTATATCCGGCATGGGCGGAACCCTGCCTGTCTCCAGGAAGTCCGCCCAAATGCCCTCTATTCTGGGTGCTATGTTTTCCTCGGCCTTTTTGTCCGCTTCATCCACCCAATAGGTGGGTTTGATGCGACTGCTGCCATAATGCAGGATATAGGCCTTTTCCGCGTTTCGCGTCCCTCTTTCGTCTTTTCCTTGCGGGTAAATATCGGCGTAGTAGGTGTCGCCGATGATCTGTGCGCCCTCCGGAAAGCCCACGCTCTCGATCATGGCCCCGGTTTTCCTGAACCCTTTGGCATCAGCTGTTGCGCGCCAGGCTTTCGCCGTTTCGTCAGCGGCAGCCAGGGTCATGGCCCGGGCCACTTCTCCGCTTTGCTGGCCCATGCGGCGCATATCGTCCACCAGACCCTGTATTCCGGTCACTTCCAGGCGGGCCATGCTACACCACCTCGCAGCGGAAAATATGGTGGATGTATCCGGTGTCCGGCTCCTGGTCCACTGTCTCGCTCACGGCGATCTCCGGAGCGCTGTCCAGCAGCGCGAACAGGGCCGCCGCCACGGAATCGTTTTCGTCCTTGGTGTAGCGGTGCACATACACCACCCACCCCTCCTCCGCATGGTGATCGTCGCCCACCAGCGGCAGCCGGTCGGTCTCTTCCCATACGGTGTAGGGCTCCCCGTCCCCGGCGCTCCAGTAGTGCCGTATGTTCGGATCCACGGTGATCAGCAGCGCCTTGATTTCCGCCTTGGTCACGGCCTCACCTCCCGCAGCGTCAGGTCTGTGATGGGCGTGGGGCCGTCGTCGTCCAGGCCGTGATAGGCGCGGTCGATGTTGAACACGGCCTCGTCCTCCTGCCTTTCCGCCCAGCTGCCCACCTGCCGCAGGATCACCACGTCGTTTTGCCGTATATCCCGGTTTTGCAGGATGCGGATCCGGGCGTCGGTTTGGTTTTCCTTGCGCCGTTCGGTGGGCCAGGCCGGGCCGGTGGCAAACTCCGGCTCCCCGTACCAGCTTTGGTATATATTCTCGTATGCCCAGGCGGGCATATTCCCGGGCTGGGCCACGTCGCGCCTGCGGAACACGGTGCAAACGCCCTTGTCCAGGTTCACGCGCCCGCCCCCTTCCCGGCTGTGTGCAGCCACATTTCCCGCCGCCTCAGCCGCAGCCACTCCGGCATGCCCGCCAGGCTGTCCCGGTTTTGATAGGCGTACACCGCGTAGTCCACCACGTACAGCAGGGCGTTGTATCCATCGTCCAGGGCGATGCCCGTGGTCTCGGTCTCCTGGATGGCGGCGTTGATGCGGGCCGTCAGGTATTCGTCCAGGCTGGTATCCGTGGGCAGGCGGTTCAGCCTCGTTTTCACCAGCTCCAAGGCGGTGTTCACGTCCACCGCGGCCATGGGATCACCTCCTTATATGCCAGGGCCGCCGGATTGCTCCGGCGGCTCCTGGAGGCGCTTTGTTTTAGTCCGCCGTCACAGTCACGGTGCACTGGGCAGTCAGCCCGTTCTCCGTGGTGACGGTGATCACGCTGGAGCCAGCGGCCACGCCGGTCACCTCGCCCGCGCTCACGGTGGCTTTCGCCGCGGTGCCGCTGGTCCAGGTGTAGGCGGTGTCAACGCCGTAGGGCAGCAAGGTGGGGATCAGGTTGATTTTCTGGCCCACCTTCACGCTTGCGGTCGCGGGCAGCAGCACCGCGGTGGGCGTGTTCGCGCCGTCAGCGCGGAAGGTCACGCTGGTGGTAGGCGTCACGCCGTTCAGGCCGATCAGCACGAAGGATTCGGGAATGGTGGGATGGCCGTCCCAGCGGGCCGTGGCCTTGAACACGGTCTGATCGTTGAGGAAGAAGTATTCCTCGCTGGTGGCAAATTTAGTCCCGGCGCGCTCCATGATCCGGTAATGGTCCATGTAGCCCATCAGGATGTTGTAGTCCGGCATGATGCTGTCCGGCAGCTCCTCGATCACGCCGCCAAGCACAGGCATGGTGCCGTTGATGCCGGCGGTGATAGCGCCGCTGGCGTCGATGTTCATGGCCTGGGCCATCAGGAAGTTTTTGGTAAACTCATTCATCGCCCACACCCTGCCGCCGGCGGCGTTCTTGCTCTTGGCGTTTCCGGCAGCCAGGATGATCTGCTGGAACAGGGCCAGCCCGGTGTAGCTGTTGGCGATGGTCTTGATGTTGGTGGTGTGCAAGTCCACCCACGGCCGGGCCGTGGCGGGATAACCCGCGGGCTGGCTTTCCTGGGCCAGGCGCGGCACGATGCCCAGGGGCATGTTGGTGCCGGTGCCGTACACGATGGTTTTATCATCGGTATAGGCCAGGGACTGGCCCAGGGTGGAAAGGATCTCCGCCATCAGGTCCAGGTCGCTGTCCTCCAGATTGGCGTTGCAAACCACGAAGAAGCCGCCCTGTTTGAAGCAGCCGTACCGGCCCTGGTAGAAGCCCATGCTCAGCTCGTTCAGGTTGGCGCAGCACTCCGTCCACACGGCCTCGGGAATTTCATCGGCAAAGAGCTCCACGCCCTCGCCCTGGATATTGCCCACGGTCACGTGCCGACGCAGCTTGCTGTAATACAGCACGTTGTCCCGGATCAGGCCCAGCATCACTTCGGGGATCAGCAGGCCCACGTTGTTGATAGCGCGGGTCTGGTTTTTGCTGCCCATGGTGGCCTTCACGGTGGAGAGGAAGTTTTTCACGTCCTCCCGCTGGATCATTTCGTGCTGTTCAGCGCGGGTCATGCCCGCGAAAACCCGGTCGCGGGTCTGGATGTGAATACGTTCATCGGTGTTCATTTTCTTTTTACTCCTTTCTTCTACGGGCTGGGGCGCGGGGGTGGGGGCAGGCGGCTCGGCCTCCTGCTTCGCTTCCTCCTCGCGCAGCTGCTGCTCCAGGCTTTCGATGTCCTTTTCCAGGCCGGCGGCGTTTTCGTCCAGGCCCTTCTTTTCCTCGGTGAGCGTGTTCACGCTCTCCTCGATGGCGGCCATCTCCTCCTCGTTGGTCACCTCTTCCACGGCGGCGGCCAGCTCAGCTTCGCGCTGTTCCATCGCCTTCAGGTCGGCGCGCACCTTTTCCAGCGCACGCTTTTTCAGGGTGATCTGCGCGCCCAGCACAATCGCTTTCAGTGCCATGCTTTGCTCAGTTCTCCTTTCATTTTTTCTTTCCAGGCGTCCAGCGCGCGGGCGCGGATGTGGTCCCGCTCCTGGGCTCTGGCCTGGATGTTCGTTTCCTCATAGGCGGGAAACGTGCAGACGGAAAC